CCCAACCAAACATAACCGTAACTGCCGACGTAATGTTAGGTTGTGGATTGATCTCCGGCTTTTCTATAACTCCAGTCCGTACTGGCCGTGTTGCTGCTATGATCTCTGGCACCCTAACTAGTTCTACGGCGAATTCACAAATCAACATAACCGGCCGTCACGGCACAGGCACAGCACCAGCTAATGGCGCAGGCGCCGTAGGCTCGGTATGGGCAACAACCCAACACTACTACACATCCACCGCCAGAGACGTGAATGGCTTTACGGTAGTTGGCGGCAACCCTAGCCTTGCCACTGGCGTTCCTGCTTGGTTCGATATTTCCATTGCCTCACCAGCCGGAGGCACAACCACCATCGCCGACGTACAATCCCTCTTATTCGAACTCTAATGGCAGATTTTAGTGAAGTAGACCAAAAGCTCCGCCGAAGAGTCGAAGGCCGACTGATCGGCATGAGAGTGAACCGCTATTCCTGGTGGGTGCACTGGCGTGAACTCGCGGATTATCTTCTGCCTCGTCGCTATAAGTGGCTTATTACTCCTAATCAAATGGCTCGCGGATCCCCCCTTAATCAGCATATTATCGATAGCACTGGCACTCTTGCTGCTCGCAATCTCGCAAGCGGGATGATGAGTGGGGTTAGCTCTCCAACACGACCTTGGTTCAAACTAAAGATTAACCGTATCGATTCAACGATGACCTCGCCAATCTCCCTTTGGCTAAGTGAATGCGAACGGTTAATGTATCTCGTTTTCCAAGAAAGCAACTTCTACGATAGTATGGCGGTTCTATACTTCGACCTCGTTGTCTTCGGCACCGCAGCTATGATAATCTACGAGGACTTCGATAATGTCATCCATTGTTATAACCCATGCCTCGGGGAATACTACGTCGATAACGATGGATTCCTCCGGCCGGTGGTTCTATACAGAGAATTCACTTACACAGTCGCCCAAACCGTTGAGCAGTTTGGAATTGAGAATGTTTCGCCGACAATTCGCAGACTTTATGAGGATGGTGCAGGATCAAATCTTACGCGAGAACTCATTGTCGCCCACGCAATAGAACCAAACGAAGGACCAGACTATTATGGCTGCGACAAACGATTCAAATTCCGCGAATGTTACTGGGAATGGGGAGGATCTACGTCACCTCAAGGGGGATCTTCATCTCCTGTTGGATTTTTGCGGAAAACAGGATTCCACGAGCAACCCCACATTGTTGTACGATGGGACCTGGTCAGTAACGATCCGTATGGTCGTTCCCCAGGAATGGATGCCGTCTTTGACGTCAAGCAACTCCAACAAGAGCAAAGGCAAAAAGCGAAGGCCATCGAGAAAATGGTCAACCCCCCGTTTGTCGCGGATATGCAGCTCAAAAACCAGCCAGCCTCTCTTCTACCAGGGGGTATTACTTATGTCAGTGGATACACCTCCTCAGGAAAGCCCGGTTTCTCTAGCGTGTATGATTCAAAATTCCCAATTGGGGACATGGTGGAGGATCTGAATGAGGTTAGAGATAGAATTAGGAAGATTTTCTTCAACGATATCATTCAACCAATTTCACAGTACGAGACACGAAGCAACGTTACCGCTAATGAGATTGATGCTCGCCGTGCAGAGGCCTTGGTGTTGCTTGGACCTGTTCTGGAACGAATATACCACGAAGGACTCAAAAACATCATCGAGCGAGTGTTTGCAATTATGTCTCGGGGCAGAATTCTGCCACCTCCTCCCAGAGAGATCAAAGGACAAAACATCAACATCGAATTCGTCTCAATGCTTAACCAAGCACAGGCAGCAGCCGCTACCGGTGGGATCGAAAGACTTCTAGGGCTTGCTGGAAATCTCGTAGGAGTGGATCCGGCCGTAATGGACAATATCGATATCGATTACGCGTTAGATAAATATTCTTCGCTGATGCAGAATGACCCAAAGATCATTCGCTCGCCCGACGCGTTGCAGCAAATCCGTGCACAACGACAACAGCAACAGCAACAAGCGGCCCAAGCCCAACAAGCTGAGCAAGCACAGAAGTACGCGCAAAGCGCAAAAGTTCTTTCTGACACCCCAGTGGGCGGTGGACGTAGCGCGCTTGAGTCGATGATGGGAACATGAACTACAATGCAGGCGAACCGACTCACGTTCGAGGAGCTAAAAAGCAAGCTGAACTCGTTGAACGTAAGCGAAGAGAGATTATTAGTGGAATTATGTCTACGGCATCCGGAAGGAGTTGGGTGCTTGATTTCATGGATACCTGCAACATGTTCACTGTCCATGAACCACCGTTCGATCCCATCAATGTGGCTTTCCGAGAGGGCCAACGTCACATTGGCATGCGGCTGCTCAACGATATTATGTCTGCCTGCCCCGACCGCTACATTACAATGATGCAAGAGAGGAGTGAGAGAGATGCCTCCAGAGACAGTAGCCGAACCCGTAAGCCCGACCCCGACGACCCCGACCCCAACCCCAGTGGAGGCAACGGTCGAGACGACGACGACAACTGGGTCCGCTACGACTCCGAGCCTCCTCAATGAACCCACTCCTCCTCCAGTCGCCCCGAGCGAATATTCCGCTTGGAACCTCCCGCAAGGGTGGGAGCTACAAGAAGATGCTGGAAAAGAAATCAACTCCATGTTCAAGGAAATGTCTCTTACCCAAGAGAATGGTCAACGACTAATTGACTCCTTCATTAAATATACAAATGAATCCCAATCTCGCCCTTATCAAGTCTACCAGGACATGCGACAAAACTGGCGCAACGAAATCGCGAACGATCCTCAGCTTGGTGGGAAACTTAACCAAGTAAAACAAACCGTGAGTCGCGCAATCGATACTCTCGGTAACGCTAAGCTCATTCAAGAGTTCAAAGAATCGCTAGACTTTACCGGTGTCGGAGACAATCCGGGCTTCATCCGGGCGTTCTATGCCTTCGCTCAACGCTTGACTGAGTCTACCCACGTCGTAGGTAACGGCCCCGCACCAACTGGTCAAAACCGTACCGGCTCTGGTGCTCATCCGGGTGTTGCCCGTGCGATGTATCCTGACCTTCCATCCTCATCATAGGAGACTTAAATGGCTACAGTCGGCGCAACCGCGCTAACTTACATGGACTGGGCCAAGAGGGTAGACGATGGATACAAAATCGCATCCATCATTGAACTCTTGAGCCAAACTAATGAGATCCTCGACGACATGCTTGTGGTCGAAGGTAATCTTCCTACTGGTCACAAAACGACAGTACGGACTGGCTTACCACAAGCAACATGGCGGCTTCTCAACCTTGGTGTTCCAAATACCAAGTCGACAACCGCACAGATTGTGGACACTGTTGGTAACTTGGAAACGTACGCCGTTATCGATAAGGATGTCGCGGATCTTAACGGTAACACTGCCGAGTTCAGGCTATCGGAAGTCAAGGCCTTCCTCGAAGGAATGTCCCAGCAGGTTGCCTCGACGCTAATCTACGGCAACCAGTTCACCAACCCGGAAAGGTTTTCTGGCCTTTCCCCGCGCTACTCCACTGTCACTGCGGCCAACGCAATGACGGCAGCAAACGTCCTCGATGGTGGCGGAGTCGCCTCGACCAATTCCTCTTTGTGGATTGTGGTTTGGGGCAGTGACACCTGCCATGCAACCTTCCCCAAGGGAAAGATCACCGGCCTCCAACACCGCGATATGGGTGAGTGGCCCGTGCAGGATTCCTTTGGTAATACCTTCCAAGCGTACCGGGACCACTTCAAGTGGGAAATTGGACTCGTATTGAGGGATTGGCGTTATGTCGTCAGAATCTCCAACATCGACGTTACCCAACTTACCGGCGTCAATGCTGCGAACCTCATTAACCTACTCGTACGCGGGCTGTATCGCCTACCTACCGCCCCGGTTAGTGCAACCACCATCCAAACCTCGGATACGCCAGAAGTCCGGGCTAATATGGGCAGAACCGTCATCTACGGGAACCGTGTACTACGGACTTATCTCGACCTACAAGCCATGAACAAAACCAACGTTCTCTTGCGGATCGAGGAGTTCAACGGCATTCCAGTTACAACTTTCCGTGGCATCCCTGTTCGTACTTGTGATGCAATCCTCAACAACGAAGCAAGGGTGGTGTGACATGATTCTTGACTTCTTCGCACAGTTCACCGGCGGTTCTGGTGGCGCTGGTAACAATGACCAAGCTACAGACTCACCAACTACTGGTACGCAAGTCTCATCGCAGATCCTTGATCTGCATATGCTCGGCATCCCTATCTTGGTTACTAACCAAGGTGCAAGGGATATGGGCATTGGTGATGACCCATCGCTTAAGCTGATGGTTGAAGTTACCACCGCCTTCACAGGTGGGACCAGTCTTGGGGTCAACTTCCAGGGTGCGCCAGATAATGGTTCGGGCTCCCCTGGATCCTTTACCACTTACGTGACTGGTCCTGTGGTTACGACAGCGAACCTCATCGTTGGAGCGAGAGTGTTGGAGATTGACGTTCCGCGTCCACCTCCAGGTATTCCGTTCCCGAGGTTCCTCCAACTCCAGTACGCGAATACTGGATCGTTTACCGCTGGAAAGCTTCGTGGCGATATTGTTCTCGATCGTCATGATCAACCGTTGCAGTCTAACGCTACGCTTGGTGGTTATCCTCCTGGCGTGGTGATTGCGAACTAGCATGAAGCGGTATAAGGGTATCGTGCTTGGGGCAGCGCTTGCTGCCCTTGGCACCCTCGCGTTGGCACAGCCAACAGTAAACATCTTCAATGGTGGTGAACTGTTAAACCTAACGAGTACTGGTGGGTCTGGCGTTCAGGCTCAGCTCTCCACGATTAATGGCTTAACCACAGTCCGTACACTAGCCACTGTTGGCTTTGGTACGCAAACACTAACGTCGGCAGACGAGTATTTTGTTTTAACCGGCACGACTGCAACAGGTACAATCAACTTACCCAATCCAGCATCAAATGGTGAGAGGATTGTTATCGCTAATGGTAACAACGCCATTAGCGGTACTATTACTGTTGCGGTTGCTGGAACAACACAGTCGCAAACTCTAGGTCCGGGTGGCGCCTACGCTACTACGCTGGCAGCTAACGCCAGTATCGAATACCTCTACTCTTGGACCTCACAAACCAACCAAACTGGCACATGGTATAGGGTACGATGAAACGGTTTGCTTGGATCGTTGGGCTTTCTCTTCTCGCATGGGGAGCGAAAGCCCAACCCTATGTTCCTCCAGTCAATACCCCAACGACGAATAGCTCGGTAACGATAACAACCGGGAGCACATTCCAAACCATTCTCACGGCGGTACCAACTCCTGGCCCAACCGGCGCAGGTCAACGTCACTCCCTGACAATCCAAAACAACAACGTCACCGCTGATAACTGCTGGATCTTTATTGGTGCAACAGGATCGGCAACGAAGCCAACTAGTATCCTTCTCCCGCAAGGTGCAAGCTACACTCGTTACTTTCCATTCATCCCCTCGGACAACATCGCAGGCACATGCGCAACAACCGGCGACTCGATCTATGTAGATACGCAGTAGTTGCTGCCATTCTTGCTGCCACTCCAGCGCTAGCTGATGGAATCAGTAATAACATTACTTCTGCTCAGGATGGAATTAAAACTCCTCCTGGAGCAGTAGTGAGCCCTGGCTTGCATGGGAAGGTGTTGTTAGTGAATGGAATAGCGTTCCTACTTCTTAATGATGGAGTGAACAAGGTATGTCTAGCCGGAGGTTGTGTCTAGCCGCGCTAGCGCTACTCAGTGCTAGCGCTGCACATGCCGATAGTACGGTTTCTGCGCTAACGGCTGCTAGTGCGTTAACTGGGCCGGAATTATTCTATTGCGTT